CCCCGAAGCAGCAAGACTTTATAAAGAGAGATTTCCTAACGATACAGTGATAGTTGCAGATGCACATCAATACTTATTAGACCACTTTAAAGAGTTCGATTTTATATGGAGTTCACCACCTTGTCCAAGTCATTCAAGAGCAAGATTTGCAAGAAGAAATACAACTACTGCAATATATCCTGATTTAAAACTTTATGAAGAAATACTATTTTTAGAGAATTATTTTGAAGGTAAATATTGTGTTGAAAATGTTATCCCATATTATGAGCCGTTAATTTATGGTAAAAAAATAGGTAGGCATTTATATTGGACAAACTTTATATTACCAAATGATTTAAATGAAAGAAAGTCTTCAATTATGGAAAGCAAAGACGAAGTTTCAAAATGGTGTATATTTCACGATTATGATTTTAGAAAATATAAAGGAACTCAAAGCGTTCAAAAAATGGCACGTAATTTAGTAGATTATGAAGCAGGAAAAACAATACTTGAAACTGCATTAGGAATAATTAAAAAATCAAACACAAACCAAACATCAATTTTTGATTATGAAGACAACGAAGAAATGTTTTAACTGCAAAGAAGAATTTACACCTTTTAACACCTTACAAAAGTTTTGTTTAAAAAACGAATGTATAAAAGCAATGGTTGAAATACAAAAGTTAAAGGAATGGAACAAGAAAAAAAAGAAGTTAGTTGAAGACTTAAAAACAGCAAACGACTATTTAAAAATTGCTCAACAGGTATTCAATAAATTTATTCGTGTTCGTGACGCTGGTTTAAATTGTATAAGTTGCAACAAACCTTGTAAAAAAGAAAACGCAGGACACTACTACTCACAAGGCGGACATTCAAACGTAAGGTTCGATGAAGACAACGTACACCTGCAATGCGAAGCGTGTAACACTTATTTAAGCGGTAACCTGTTGAACTATCAAATAGGTATTGAAAAACGAATAGGAGCGCAAAGATTAATGGAGCTTCAGGGCAAAGCACACGAAACAAAGAAATGGACAAAAGACGAACTAAAAGAAATAATAGAAATTTATAAAAATAAATTAAAAAAATAGTTGTTTATTAAATAACTATTCTTATATTTGCATATATTATTAACTTAAATTAATTAACTATGAAACATTTATTTAAAGCACTCGCAGACTTTCAACAAGAAGTTCCTGTAATTCACAAAGCAACACAAGGTTACGGCTACACTTACGCAGACTTACCAAAAATTTTAGAAGTAATAAACCCGCTACTAAAAAAACACGGATTAGGGTTTACACAACTTCTTAATTCAAAAGATGGCGAAAACTATTTAGCGACTATTTTATTTCACGTTGAAAGCGGTGAAAGTATGGAAAGTTCAACGCTTATTCCACAGGTTGAATTGAAGCAAATGAATTTATACCAAAGTTTCGGAAGCGGTTGCACCTATTTTCGTAGGTATTGTTTGAGTTCAATTTTGGGCATTGTGACGGACAAAGACACAGACGCTTCTGGAGAACAAGTAAAACACGAACCTAAAAAAGCTACAATAGACAACGCACGTTTTCAAAAAGCTATTGACGCAATTAGCAAAGGAGAATATACTACCGAAGAACTAACAACAAAGTTTAGTTTAACGGAAGCACAACTAAAAATAATAACGGTATGAAAATACGTTGTTCAGCATTGGGGCGGTTGATGACCGCTCCACGCAACAAGACCGAAGTGTTAAGTCAAACGGCAAAAAGTTACATTCAAGAACTTGTTTTAGAAGAAAAATTTGGCATTAAAAAAGAGTTTAGTTCACGTTATACCGACAAGGGTTTACAATGCGAAGACGAAGCAATAAGTTTGGTAAATGATGTTTTAGGATTAGGATTTATTTTTAAGAACGAAGAGCATTTCCAAAATGATTGGATAACAGGAACACCAGACGTAAACACGAATGAAATTTTACTTGATATTAAATGCAGTTACGAAGCACATACGTTTCCGTTCTTTGAAACTGAAATACCTACAAAAGATTATTTTTTTCAATTACAGGGTTATATGTGGCTAACAGGAAAAACCGAAGCGTTATTGTGTTATTGTTTAGTCAACACACCTTTAGAAATAGTTGAAGACGAAATAAGACGTGAACATTGGAAACAATTTAAAATTGACGAAGACGCAGAAATTCGGGAGTACGTAGAAAAGAAACATAACTTTGACCATTTGCCCAAAAACACGAAAGTAAAAGTTTTTAAAATTGAACGTGATGAAACAGTAATTTGGGAAATACAAAACAAAGTAGAACAGGCAAATATTTATTTTAATAATTTAATTGAAACAATATGAAAGCAATACTTGAATTTAACTTACCAGAAGACAAAGAAGATTTTGACTTTGCAACCAACGGAATAAACTATTATTCAGCACTTACAGAGTTTGACAATTGGTTAAGAAGTGAATACAAGTACAACGGCAAAGAAGAAATGTTTGAAGTAAGGAAAAAACTAAACGAATTTATTAACGAAAACAATGTAAAAATATGAAGGAAAAAGCAATAGCAATTATTATTTGGATAGCAATTTATGGTTTTGCTGCCGTTGGTATTTATAATTTATTTAATTGGTTGATATGAACATACAAATACAAGACAAAAACGTTTTAAACGTAATGGCACGTTTTAAAGAACGTTCGGAAATAGGAATAAAGAAATACAAGACTACGCTAGAACGAACCGATTTAACAACGTTAGAATGGCTCACACATGCACAGGAAGAAGCAATGGACTTCGTTTTATACCTGGAAAGATTAAAACACGAATATAAACTAAACAAATAAACAAAATGGAAACAAGAAACAACAGCGGTGCAATTTTTAAGAACGAAAATAAAAAAGCAGAAAATCAACCAGACTACAAAGGCAAGGTAAACGTAAACGGCAAAGAAATGGAAGTAGCGTTATGGCTAAAGACTTCAGCAAAAGGAGTTAAATTTATGTCAGCAAGTTTTAGTGAGCCGTATATTAAAACAGATGAGCCACAAATTAACGGAACTTTAAAACAACCAAGTTATATTAATTTAGATGCAAAAGACGATTTACCATTTTGATATGTACATACAAGACGAGAAGTTACGAACTGAAGTAAAGAAACTTTTAACGTTTAAAACACGAAACAGCATAGTTAAAAAGATACAGGAAGAAGGAAGTAAATTTCACTTTTTCCAGCTTACAAACTTTTTAGAAGGTAAAGACGTTTCACTTTCAACACTTAAAAAAATAGATTGCTTCGTAAATAAATAAATTTTCAAGTTAAAAAGGTAGGCGCAGACTTAATTGTTTGCGCTTTTTTTGTTAACGACCTTTCAATAGGTTGAACCAACCTTTCAAAAGGTTATTTTCAGGTTGTTTCTTTATGAACGACTAATTGTTAATAAATATATTTAGTTATTGTTGAAAAATTAAACATACATTTGCTTAATATCTAAACAATGAAAAATTGGAATGGTTAACAAAGGTTGCTAAACACCATAACGAATGGGTTAAAATGGTTAACCAATTTGGCGAATACTTTTTTGCTGAAGACATAGTCCAGGAAACTTATATTATGTTAATGAAATGGAGCAGCGAAGAAAAACTATTCAAAGACGGAAACATAAGTAAAGGTTATATGTGGTTAGCTTTAAAAAATACTTTTCTCCAGCACGTGAACAAAAACAACAAAATCAAATTTATACCTTTAGAAGACGTTTACAATTTAGCAGAAGAAAACAACACAGAAGAAAACGAAGCATACAACGACCTGTTGAATAACGTAGATAGTGAGTGTGAAAGTTGGCATTGGTACGACAAGCAATTATTTGAGTTATACAAAAACACGAATAAAAGTTTACGACAAATAAGTAGTGAAACTAACATAAGCGTAACAAGTATTTTTAACACAGTTAAAACTTGTAAAAAACGAATTAAAAATAACGTAGGAGAAGACTACGAAGATTTTATAAACCAAGATTACGAACTAATAAAAAAGAAAAAATGAAAAACGAAAGTACAGGATTAGGAGACACAGTAGAAAAAGTATTAAAAGCAACAGGAATTGATAAACTTGTTAAATTTGTAGCAGGTGAAGATTGCGGATGCGATGAGAGAAAAGAAAAGTTAAACAAACTATTTCCGTATGCAAAACCGAAGTGTTTAACTGAAGATGAGTTTAACACGTTAGACGCTTATTTTAAGCAAAACACGAACACACTAACAAGCGATGAACAAAACAGTCTAATAGCAATTAACAACCGTGTATTAAACCAAAATTTAACGTTTTCAACTTGTTCAAGTTGTTTACGTGATTTAGTAAGTAAGTTGAGAATAATTCACGCTGAATACACACCAGAACAAACAGAAGAAACAACGACTGAAAATGCGGTTGACTGAAGCAATAGCTTACTTAAATAAAAAGGGAGCAAATAAAGAATGGATAGTAACCAATATTAAACATTTAGAAATTACACAACCTTTAAGAAATTTAAGAAAAAAAACACAGAACGAAATCAACAAAGTATTAAGAGAAAAATAAGAGAATATGGCTAACGATGAAAATTTAAAACCTGCAACAAAAGGAGAAATAAGAAACCCAAACGGTAGACCAAAAGGAAGTAAAAACCGAGCTACAGTTGCAAGGAAATATCTTGATTTAATATCCAAGCAAAAAAACGGACTTACAGGAGAAATTGAAGAATTAAGCCAAGAAGAAGTAATTACTTTAGCGATGTTAACCAAAGCAAGTAAAGGCGATGTGAACGCATATAAAGCGGTTATGGATAGCGCATTCGGACAACCTAAACAAACAACCGATACTAACTTGAACGTTTCCGACTTTGACATAAAAGACCTATTTAGAATTGATAGTTTTAAACCCGAAGTTTAATAGTTTAGGAAGTCCATCACGTTACTTTATTGTAACAGGTGGTCGTGGTTCGTCAAAGTCTTATAGTGTAACAACGTTCTTAATGTTGTTGACAAAGGAAAGTGGACACGTTATTTTGTTTACTCGTTATACTTTAGTTAGTGCTGCAATTTCTATTATACCGGAGTTTATAGAAAAGATTGAGTTAATGCAAATGGAAGACCAATTTGTTGTCACAAAAGACGAAATAATAAACATAGTAACAGGCAGCAAAATAATATTCAAAGGAATAAAGACAAGTTCTGGAACACAGACGGCAAACTTAAAATCTTTACAAGGAGTTACAACGTGGGTACTTGACGAAGCCGAAGAATTAACGGACGAAGATACCTTTGATAAAATAGATTTATCAATTAGACATAAGACAAAACAAAACCGAGTTATTCTAATTTTAAACCCTACGACAAAAGAACATTTTATATACGATAAGTTCTTTGAGAGTAAAGGAATAGAGCAAGGAGCAACACTAATAAAAAACGATACCACCTACATACACACAACGTATTTGGATAATATCGAAAACCTATCCGAGTCTTTTTTAAAACAGGTTGAATACATTAAACAACGAAGACCTGAAAAATACAAACACACAATACTTGGTGGTTGGTTAGACAAAGCTGAAGGAGTTATATTTACCAATTGGAAGATAGGAGACTTTAAAGAAGTTGGAGTAAGTGTGTACGGTCAAGACTACGGATTTAGCGCAGACCCTACAACGTTAGTTAAGACAAACATAGACAAGACAAACAAAATCATTTACGTTAAACTATTGTACTATAAACAGGCACTAACGACAAGCCAGATTGCAAGGTTAAATTCAGAGTTTGCAAACAAAGATTTAATAGTAGGTGACAATTCAGAACCAAGACTTATAAGCGAATTAAACGCACTTGGAAATAATGTAGTTCCTACAATCAAAGGTGCGGATTCTGTAATATATGGAATTAGTTTACTACAAGACTACGACTTAATAATAAGCGAAGATAGCATTGATTTAATCAAAGAGTTAAACAACTATTCTTGGCTTGAAAAGAAAAGCAAAACACCAATAGACAAACACAACCACGCAATCGATGCTTTGCGTTACGCAGTAGCATATCAATTAGACAATCCAACAAAAGGTTTATATTTTATACGATGAACGATTTAGAAGTAATGATGCAAGCGGTACAGATTTACATATACCAAAAAAAAGGTGTAAAGGTTCGTATTTATTTACGTGATATTAGAGATATTAATATGCTAAAACAAGCTTACGATTACATACAAAAAAACGAACACAACAAAAACACGAATAATTAATTATTAAGATATGAAGTTAGAGATAAACGTGCCAACAAGTTTAAACGAAATTCCATTAAAAAGCTACCAAGAATTTTTAAAGGTTCAGGAAGGAAGCAATGACGAAGAATTTATAGCACAAAAAATGGTACAAATATTCTGTGGTATAGAACTAAAGGATATTGTAAAAATGAAACTAACAAGCCTTAACGAATTAATAACACACTTCACAAAGTTGTTCAGCGAAAAACCGAAGTTTCAACCAACGTTTAAAATCGGAACACAAGAATTTGGATTTATTACAAATCTTGAAGAAATAAGTTTTGGCGAATACGTAGATTTAGAAAACAATTTGCAAAAGTGGGAAGACTATCACAAAGCAATGGCTGTGATGTACCGACCTATAAAAATGAAGTTCAAAGATAAATACGAAATAGTTGATTACAAACCAATGGCAGAAATGCAAGAACTAATGAAGTTCACACCTGCGGACATAGCGATAAGTTCAAGTATTTTTTTTTGGAATTTAGGAAGCGAATTATTGACAGCTACGCTTACTTATTTGGAACGGCAGATAAAGAAGAACCCGAAGGTGCAAACGAGTTTAGCGAACAAGCTCAATTTGGAAAACAATGGGGTTGGTATCAATCAATTTATGCACTCGCTGGAGGAGACATTACAAGATTTGACACAGTTACCGGCTATGGACTTACTATGTGTCTCACCTATCTCACCTTCGAAAAACAAAAGCAAGAAATTGAACAAAGACAATTAAAT